AGAGCTTTCTTACAGGTCTTTCTTAGATAGTATTTCAGCAAGCAGTAGATAATAAAAGACTTACCTGATGCTGTAGGTGAAAGGATCAAGGCTCTGTGATTGCGAACAGCGTGAGCAACTGCTCTTAACTGGTAGTCTCTTGGCTTATACTCTTTCTCTTCAAGAAACTTCTCCAACCCATTCAATGGTATGTCGATAGTGTCATCTAGACCATCATGTACTATGACTTCATAGTCTCTTTCTTTAGCAAACTTCTTTATCTTCTCTATCAGACCAACATATATCTGCATCGAATTGACATTGAAGAGTCGGATTTTACCATCCCACATCTTCGATCTTACTGATGGAATGAATGATGCGTTGGGCACAAGAAACTCAAAGTAGCTTGAAAGTTCCATAGCGATACCACGATCACAGTCGACTTTCAGGTGCACTTCGTTCTTCTTATATATGTTGATCTGTTCCATAATTAACCTGTAGTGAAGTGTGCCCAATCAATTGCGCTTTTGATTTGGAAACCACGACCATTAACACTTTTAATGATAGACTCAAGATAACTAACCTTTTCTTCTTGCATACCCAATTGAAGGTTTGCTTGAATCATCTCATCGTCTGATTCTATATAGGTGTCTACCTCGTTCTTCAATAACTTCTTGTAGAATTGCTCTCTGCCAATATCATTAAGTTCGTCTTGATCAAGTTCCCCAAGATAATACTCAAGGAGCAACTTGCGAGTCTTCTTTGTCTGAGCTTTGAGTTTGATAAGGGCAACACGCTCGCCCATATAGATTTTAAGATACTTGTTGTGGATGACCGATATCTTAGCACTCTCAGCACCAAGTTCAGTTTCGTCAAGTTTACAGTCTTTGTCCCATTCAATAACAATTTGTTCTACGTTCAATTTTCACCTCATAAAATAATTACATGCTTCAATATTATATCGTATTACTGGATCGTAGTCAACTCATATTTCCTGTAGTTAAAGCTAACTTGGGCTGATAGATAATCAACGTCAGAGTTCTCTATGCTAAACTCTAAAGATGAAAGGTTGGTTGGGTACATGTCAATAAATTTAACCTCAATGTTCGGTGTCATAGCAGCAGTCGTGATGATCATAGAACCATCAGAGTATATATTACCAGTGTTGTCTTTGGTTCTTCCGAGAGCCTTTGCTTGATCGAAACTATCTGGATAACCGAGTCCCATCAACCAATTATAAATTTCAGAAAAGTTTTTCATATCTTCATCAACACGGAATGTTAACTGGAGCTGTCCAAAGTCCAACTTGTCACCTGGAATTGGGAGCTTGACAAATGGGTTGTTCATCTCAGTCGGTGCGCTTAAAGAGATATCAGGAATAGAAGCTGCGGTGCAAAAGTAGTTTACATGCGGCAATCTTTGTACGCTAAACCTGAAGCCTATTGGCGACAAGAAACTCTTGTTTGTTGGTTCTGATGGTGCAGTCATCTTTTCTACCTTATGAATAATATGATACTATGTCTATTTATAAGCCAAAAAAAAGAGGCTCCGAAGAGCCTCTTATAAAGTCGTCTGTTAAGACAGATCTTTTTATCAAACTTATACCAAGTTAGCGATTTTCACTAAACGGTAGTATTTGTTTGCAGTTCCAGCAGTTAAGCCGTCACCGATGGCTGCTGCAGCACCAGTAGTTGCGAAAGGATTCGCAGCCATGCCGTAGCGAGTTTTAAAGCCGATTTTAGGTTGGAAAGTATTTTCACCAACCGCACGAACCATTTGTAGAGGCACGTATGGGCAGTAGAAGATACCAGCATCAAAAGCACTATCGCCTTTGTAACCAATTGTGTAGTAGTTGTTAGTTGCATCAGCAAAGTATGGATCGATGTATACTTTAATACGACCGTTCAATACACCAGCGAAAGTGTTACCGCTGTCATCTACTTGCAAGTTGTTGTTCAACGCAGGAGCGTAGTCAAGAACACCAGCCATTTGAAGAGCAGAAGCTACATCAGATGAACAGATCATCACGTTACCTTTACCGCGACGAGTGTCTTTAGCGATTGCATTAGCATCACGCTCGATTTGGAACATTAAGCCTTTAAACTTCTCAACAGACCAGCGACCGTTAGAATCAGTATCTAAGTCGAAAGTACCGTTAGTAGTTACTTGACCTTGAGCACCAGCAGAAGCAGAATAGTTAATAGTACGAACTACTTCACGGTTGATTTCAGTAAGGATCTCAGTTGATAAGATATTACTTAACTCTTGCTCAGCGTCTAGACCATGGACAGCTTTAAGATCTTGAGCTAATTCCATAGTGTATTCAGCTTTAAGCGCACGAGATACAGCAGTTACGCTTACTTTCTCGATCGAGAACGCCATTTCGTTGAATGCGTTAGCAGCGCCATCGCCTAATTTCTCAGCGTCAGCAGTAGACATACCAGTCGCAACGTTGTAGCCAGTACCGTTATTAGCACGATCAGCAGGATCAGTTCCAGCTTGAGCAACACCAGCAGCACTATCAATTGCACCGATAGAAGCAGTGTTACCTGCAGCAGAGCTAGAGAAGCCAGTATCAGCTTCAGCAAACATTGCTTCAGTGCCAGCTTGACCAGTGTAGCGTGAACGCATTGCGAAGATCAAACCAGTTGGACCAGTCATTGGCTGTACGCCAGCGATATCGTATGCGATTAAGTTAGGCATAGAGCGACGAACTAAACTGATTAAGACAGGATCGAAAGTATCGACTGAACCGTCACCAGCAGTAGAGCTTGAAGCACCCATAGCATTAACAGGAGCTGCTTCGCCTAAAAGCGAAGGAGCGTGTGCGCCACCCATTTGAGCAGATTGCTCAGCAGCAGCACGTTCTTGGTTTTCTAAAAGAGTTGCAACAGTTGAACGCTTGTGTGCGTCAGTGATCGAAGGAAGATCAGCGTGCTCAAGCACAGGTTGCCACTTCTTTTGTAGACTATCAGATTGAATCATTATAGGTTCTCCTTAAAATAAGACCTTTTATTAAATTACTTGATTATTTATAAAAAATTACTTTTTAATGCTTTTTGAAATGGCATTCAAGTACGCATTCATGCTAGGATCAGCATGATCTGTCTCTTCAGTTAATTCATCTAACTCAAGAGGCTCTTCATCGACAACCACTTGCTCGCTGATAACTTCTTCACTTGGGAAGTAGCTTTCTTTGAGTGTCTCTAACTTAGCAGCATAAGAATCTTCGTCTTCAAAGTCAACGCCTTCAGACAAAGAGTTTAGCTTAACAGCTTGAGACTCTGTGATTCCTTCACAAGCAGATGTTAGAATCGCAGCTTTCTTTGATTCTACTAACTCTTTGCGAAGAACGATGTTTCTTTCCATTTCTTCATTAATTGAAGATTCAAGATCAGTGACTTTAGACGCTAATTCGTCAACAAGGTCAACTTTCTCTTCAGGAATATCGATGTAGTTCTCAGTGAACAAACTGCGTAAACCAGTCATAAAGTTCTCAACGATTTCCGCACGAACTCCTTGCTCAACTGCCAACTCATTCTCTTGCATCCACTCTTCAGCAACATACTCAAGGTAGTCGTCTAAACGTGATGAAAGAGATTCATTAATTGTTGATGTTTCTGCTTCAAGCTCTGCTTCAAAATCAACAGTAACAGATTCGAGAATCTCGTTGACTTTAGATACTACAGCAGCTTCGAAGATAGTTGTAGCTTTTGATACAAAATCTTCTGAAAGATCTTGACCACCAAACATTGCTTCAACATCTTCAGCAATAGATACGTCTTCGGCACTGATCTGACGGATTTCTTTGATAGATTGTGTTTCGGTTTCTTCTGAAACTTCTTCAGCGTCAAAACCTTCAACCTTCAAAGATGCCATGATCTTACCGTATGATGCGCTGATGTCGTCTTTCTTCATGCCTTTAACAGCATCCATCATTGCGTTGATCATACCGACCTTTGTTTTAGGAGCAGCAACTTGCGCTGGAGCACCCTTTTTAATTTCTACGCCAGCATCGTCAGCGACTTTCTCGCCATCAACTTCTGGAGCAGCTTTCGCTTCTTCGAGAGCGTCATCAGTTTGTTCAACTTCTACACCCTCTAGTTCTAAATCAGACATGGATTTCTCCTTTAATTAATTGAATACAGTCTATTTATAAAAATTTATAATTTGGAAATAAAGTCTCTAAACACAGCCAACTTGGTCTCTTCAAGCTCTTTAGCGGAGCATGTCTTGACTTTGTTTTGGTAGTCAGCGATATTAGCTTCACGAATGATACCGTTCTCCCAAACCCATTCTTTACCTTCCATAATGCCTTGAACAAAAGCATCAGGAGCAGATGGATCAGCTACAATATCAGCCGCAGTCGCTAAGTAGAAGTCACTCTGAACTTCACCAACACCGCCTTTAGTTTGTTTGACTGAACCCATACCACGAGACGAGACACCTAGTTGTGCGCCTTCATCCATCAAAGATTTAACGATAGCACCATAAGGCGTTTCTGTCATGATCTTTGCTTTACCGAGAAAGTTAGAGCCATCACGCTTCAACTCAGTAATCATATGCGAAACGCGCTCAAGGTTTATACTTGGACCTTGTGGATGACCAAGCTCGCCATATGCACGATTCTTATCGACATACTCTTCAGAATATCGTTTAATCTCTTTATCTAGGATCTCTGCAGGATACACTCGACCGTTACGGTTCTGGATATCGCCTTGCAAGAAAACACCCTCAATGAAATATGATTTCTTACCATTTTCATCTTTGGCTTCTGTAAGATAATTAATATCTTCGTTTACTTCGCATATCAGCTTCATATCAGTAACCTGCGTTTGCTATAGCTGTGCCGAAGAAAGTTGTTGCGCCACGCAGACCTTGACCATCTGCTAAGTGGACTACAATGCCAGAACCTGCAGCAACATAAATTGTTCCTACATCACCGCCATCTGCAGCATTACGAACAGTTGCAACCGCAGCAGAAGTATGGCTGTTAAACAAATAGACTGCGTGCTGACCAGTTGTTTTGAAACCTGTCGTTCCTGTGGCTAGTGCCGTTGCTGTGCCTAATACTTTCATTACTTACCTCCGAACGCGATGTCAACCAACTGAAACATCCCTTCAGGTGATTTCTCTAACATCTTTTCAGCCTTTGCCGCATTAGCAGGCTTTAGTTTATTTAGCATGTTAACAAGAGCAGATGCAGTAGTCATGTCTATTGTCTCAGACTTACCGTTACCAAACTTAACCTTCTTTGCTGCTTTTTTCTTAACAATGTCGTTTAATTGATCTACAACTTTGCCCTCAGATAAGTCAGTTTCCTCATCTTGTTCGGCTTCAGTTTCTTCAGTGATCTCAGAACGATCGCCATTAAACTGATGATCGCCAGCCACTGGATGTTTTGTATGATCCATTTTATGGGCAGCTTTAAACTTCTTTTCGCCTTCTGGTCGCGGCTCATAAGCATCTTTTTCAGTCTTATCGTTTGGTCTAGCACCTGATCCAGCTTTTCCAGGAACAGTTGCTTCAGCTACGAATGACTTGAATCTTTTGATAGGCATTGTTAATCCTCTGCGTCTTGATTATCTTGTGACATAAAGTTTGTTGAAACTTCATGCTTCTTAATTTCTACAGCGTCTTTAATTTTGTCCATCAATAAGTCATTGACGACATCTTTAAAACCTGTCACATCACCTTCAGCTGCCATATTGATTGCATCTAAAGATGTTACTGTTTGCTCATCACTCATATTAATCTCCAATTTGTTCTATATTTATAAGAGAAACCTCTTACAATTCGTCATCTTCTCCATCGCCTTCATCAGCGATTTCTTTGTCCATCTCTTCAATATCTTCTTCAGACTGCATCAACACGTTCTTACGGATCCATGCGGTAGAGAAGTATTTGCCTGTATACTGATCAACGTCTTGGAGCAATGATAATCTTTCACGCATTACTTCAGATGTTTTCAACTCAGAGAAATGGTTATCTTCAGCGAAGTTGAAGCGGAGTTTCTGGCGCATCTCCTTCCACTCTTCTTTTGTAACAACACCCTTCAAGAGTAGTTGTTTTTCTAAGAGTATCAAGAACAACTCTGAGAAACGACTTCTTAAACGCTTGACAAACTTAGAAAACTTCAGCTCGTCTCTTGTTATCTCAGAAGCTCTGCCAAGATTAAATTGTCCGTCAGACTGCAATCTTGAAGATGGTACATTCAATGATTCATATAACTTGCGCTTGAAGTATTCGACATCATCCATCTCTCCAAGGTTTTGTCCACCTGGAAGTGTGGTGATCTCTGTTCCGCTACTACCTTCTCTTCGTGGTAGCCAGTAATCTTCAAGCATTGTAAGAAACTTACGGTCATCGCGCACTTCACCAGTGTTAGCGTCATAGACCAATTTGTTCTTATGCTTAACCATCATATCGCGCAAGTATTGCTCAGCTTTCGCCTTTGGCAAATTACCCACGTCAATATAAAATATTCTTCGTTCGGGCGCACGTGCGAGACGATAAATGATTGTAGCGTCTTCTAACATACGCAGCTGGTTCAATGGCTTCACAGCTTTCTGTAAATGTCCAAGAACCATAGAATTCTTTTGATCCATAACACCGCTATGGATATATGCTATAGCATCAGGTGCAATTTTAACACCTTGATTGCCAGCACTTACTCCTTTACCAGAGTAAATGAAGTAATCATTATATTGCTTGCTTGTAACACCTTGTCTGTCCGCAGCTTTTGACTTCTTCTCAGTCCTAACCTTTTTAATCTTCCGTGGGTCTATGTTTCTTAGTTCTTGTATTCCACGTCTAGGGTTAGCTGTGTCAATCATAATGTGATAGTATAATCTACCATCCACATACCAGTTACGGAAAATATCATAACCGCTTGTGTCAAAACACATCAGGTCTAAGATATCGTCAAACTCTTCTCTGATTCGATCTTTTATCTCATCAGGCTGATCTAGATCATCTGCTACCAATTCAACAGCAGCGTTGCTGTCTTCAAATACAACAGCTTCATTGATAATATCATCTACAGCTTTGTCACACTCACCTTGCTGTGACATCTCCCTATACTTTGTAATCAAAGCGACTTCTGTTTTAGCAGAGCCTTCAAGATCAACTGTAGTGCCGAAAGCACCGCCTGCATTTACATCTATCGTACCATCAGTGTTAGGTGGTGGTGCGAACGATTGTACTGTCGGTGGTGCGTCTTCTTCTTTCTTTCCGATCTGAAAACCGAATAGTTCTATTGCCATTATGGTCAATCCTCATTATTAATAGGGGCAGCATAGTATTTATGCGTACCCCCAGATCACGTTTTAGGACTAGATGCCGCCAGCATTGCCAGTAGAGCCACCTGAAACTTCCCAGTAATCATACTGGAATGTTACGCTGTACTCTTGGATAGCTTCACTGTCCCAAGCCAAGTCGATAGTGCCGACTTCAGATGGGTACAAACCAACAAAGTTGTAAACACGGAGAATAGAACCGTCTTTACCAAACTGTGTGATTTGAGCATTAGCTTTATATAGGCTTGGAGCAGAACCAGACTGATTAACATTGCCTTGGGCAGTATTGATCGAGTTTGACCACGCTTCAAGAGAGTTACGGATTGCAAAATCTTCATCATTGATGATGGTCGGTGCCCATTCAGCATAAGTGCGATTACCAGCCAACTTGATTTGACGACCGAAGTATGGAACTTCAACCGTACCAAGTGTAGAGGCAGGGATCTGCGCAGCTTTCACCATGAATGGTACTTGTGCATCAGCAACACCATTGATTGGATTTGTTATCTGGACTTGGAAGAGTGATGCTCGTGCACCACCCCCTGTTAAAGCTCCAGCAAAATCATTTACATTGAACGCCATTTTTTTATCTCCCGATACTTAACGTTATATTTATGCGCGACCAACAATCTCAGAAAACTCAACGCCACTGCGTACAGCAACAAAGTTTAACTGAATAAAGTTGATTGAACGTGCTGGTTTGATATAGATGTCGCCAATGAACTCGTTACGATCTACTACTTCGCCAGTGTTATTTGTTCCGTCACATACAACAACGAAGTCAGTGATACCACGACGACCTTGGACATCACGCAAGAAAGGTTCTACCAAATTCTTAAATTGACTTCTTGTGAACTCATCATTGAATTCGAATAAAGTAAATTTAGAAGCAGTAGAAATAGCTTTCTCTAATACGATGAACAGTCTACGAACATTGATACGATCAAACGCAGATGGTTTAGCTAGTAACGTTTTGTCACCGAACAAGACAGTTCCCTGACCAGGAAATGTTACAACTGGGTTGATTCCTTTCTTGTAGAGAGCGTCACGATCGCCTTTAGTTGGGTTGAACGCCAACTTGATAGCATTCTTGACATTACCACGATTGAAACCAGCAGGCGAGAACCATGGGTCACGTGTAGTATCAGTTTGAACCATAAGACCAGCAGTATCAGCGTTTAATGGAACATAGCGATAAACATCATTGTACTTGTCGTACTGATATTTCCAACCAGAGTCTAATACAGCGTATGAAGATGACGGTAATGAATCGCGGAATGCGATTACATCAGCAGCTTCTTTACCAGCATATGAGTTGTTATTGACAACATCATCATACTCAGGCGAAAGAACAGCAATACAATCTTTACGGCTCTCAGCTATGTTGGTGATTAAGTATGTTGCTAGTGTTGCGTCAGCATTACCACCTAATAAGAATGACACATCAACGTCTTCAGCAGATTTGAATAGATCGTATCCAGTAATCTTCTGAGCTGAAGTTATAGCTGGACCGTCAGCACCATCGTCTAAAGAGTAGTTCTCAACAGCGACAGCTTCGGTCGCAAAGTCAGTGCTGGCTGGTTTAGTGCCATCATCTGCAAGGTGAGTTTTAGTCGATACACGGATGAACGATGATGATTGGTTGATCACATTACGGAAGTAGTTTCCTGCACCTTCAGACGTTTTGGCGTCAAAGGCAAGTGAAACGCCAGCGAATGTCTCTAACACAGCACCTTTGGTGCCAGAAATAAGACCATCTTCGTCAACAATAGCTATATGGATCTCATCATCAGCACCACCACGAGCTGATGCGTTTGCTGTAGTTACAGGCGCATCATCAAAGCTATTGAAGTATTCCCATCTACGGATAATGCTAACATCACCAGTGGTGATCGCTGCACCGTTATATGTGTCTTCGAGTGTGAGTGTGACGACAGTGTTTGTACCATCATCAGCACCTTTTGCTTTACCTAAAAGTTTGCTCGAAAATTCATTATTCACACCAACAGAGAGAAGGTCACCAACGTTGAATTTGGCTAAGACCGCATCAGCTGCAGTACCACGCGCTGAAGCATCGCCACCAGCGAGGGTGAACAATACTAACTTCGAGTTATTTGCGATAGTGTAATCATCAGCGACTGTTTGTTCCCACGCAGCTTGACCAGCACAAAGTGCTACCTTTAATGAGTTACCTAATACTCCAGGAAATCTCGCATAGAACAAGTCTGTGGCAGGGATTGCAGAATCGTCGTTTTTAATTAATGCATCAGCATCGGAACCTGATGAAGCGTTAAGTGCTCCAGTGCCGACAACACGAACAACGTTTAATGCGTTGCCGTATGCTAAAAAGTTTGCTGCGGTGAAAAAATCAACCGCATTAGTTGAGTTTGGTTTTTGGAAAACGCTTACAAGGCGATCTTCGGTGTCGATTAAGACACGATCCTCTACTGGACCCCAACGAAATTGACCAGCGATCGCACCTTCAGTGGTGGATACTGCAGGAACAACCGTTGTAAGATCAATCTCGCTTACATTAACTCCAGGACTTACTTGGAATGGCATTGTTATTCTCCTTTGGAAGAGTTTCTAATTTCAATTCAGACTTGATATTTATAAAAACTCAATGTTTAGTAATTGTCAAAGTTCCCATGAGTGATGTAATCTTGCGTGTCAAATGGGTCAGATGGCGCATAATCTATAATATTGTCATCAGGTATACCGTCATCATGGAATCCAAACGGCAACATACTCTCCATCATTTCTTGATCTGATTTTTCTCTTAACTGTATAAGTGTATTTATATCTGTCATATCTTTGAAATATGACTGGTCTGTTAGCCAAGCAAACAGAACAAGGCACATAACTAAGTCATCATGCGCTCCAGATTCAGCTTCGTACGAGTTTCTTTTTCTGGAAAAAGTTGACAGTTCTTTTATCGTATTAAAATCATTAATTATAAGCTGATCTTGTTCGATCAACAATTTCAATATAGAACAGCCAACAGCCTTGACGCTTTTGGTTGTTCTGATCCCTTTATCACATCTCTTACCAAACCCAGTGGATATTCTTTTACCAGATCGACCAGCACTTTCGGTAAATAAGATGTTTTCATATTCAAAGTCATAGTGGAGGAGTTCAGCAACCTGTTCCCCAATATCATTTATTTCCACTAAAACAGTCGCTTCGTTAAAATTCTTGCATGTTCTATATATTACTTCAGAGTATTCAGCAGGAGTTATGAAGTTATCCCTATAGACACAGACCTGTTTGTACGGCATCTTGGTTATGTCGATTATCTGAAAAGCAGAGTAATCTAAACCCTTTCCTCTTGATACATCAACAACACATGCATAAGTATGGTCTGGTTGCCCTTTCTCATACATTGATATCCCGCTACCTTCGACTAACGGTTTTTTATCCACTAATGTCTTCAGCTTACTACCATCAACCAATGTGCCAGAGCTGCCGAGAAACTCACACTCATATTCCTGAGCAAACTTCTCATAGTCATAATCCATGGACTGTAACGTTTCTTCTTTCCAAGCGTCATCTCGTCCAGGAACATCGCTCCAGTTTACCCTAACATACTCATATCCATTTTTACCATCTCGCGCACCTTCGCACGTTTTATAAAAATGATTCAAACCGTTTGGTGTAGAAGTCAGCAATATCTTAGTTGTATTACCAGAAGATATTGTTGGAAATACAGAGGCAAAGAACTCATCCCAGTTCTCAACGAAAGCAGTCTCATCAATGTATAGGAATGATACAGACTTACCACGAATAGCGGATGAAGATGTCGCAGCAGCAATAATCTTACAGCCATTCTCAAACTGAACCGAACCTTTGTTCCATTCAACAACACCCTGCTGCATCCACTGAGGCAATGCTTCGTATGCTATCTTAATTCTATCGAGGATCTCACGAGCCGCATCGCCTTTGTTTGCAAGCAACGCAACAGTCTTATGCTCATTGAATAGAATGAAGTGTAAGATAACAGCAACCGCAGTTGTAGTCTTACCTGCCTGCCGTGATGTTACTACAGTTACTCTGCGATTATCAGTTATCTTCTCTATAATATCTCGTTGATAATCATACAGGCGCATTGGTATCAGACCGTGATCTACATGAACAATTTGTATGTAGTTCTCAGCAAAATATAGCGGATCTCTAGCGCACTTCACATATTCTGCGACTTGCTCTTGAGTCCAGCTGATCTGAACACCCTTCTTTTTGAGAAGAGCATTTCCGTTATATGTATCAGCCAATTACGACAATGCCTTCGCTTATTAATCGCTCACGATTCTTTAGGTGCGCTTCAGCAATATCATCTTTATTTTGACCATGATAGGCTACAGCAAAGCCCTCATCAATCATAATCTGAGTGGCTGGACGCCATGAATCAGTCTTAGCACAATATACATCAAAGTCTCCAAGTACACGACCAAACTTACCTTTCATGTCCTCGCCTTTCTTGCTCACCTGAGTCTTAAGAACCGACTTCTTTCCGAGCAAAGACTTCAATTTTTCTTTAGCAGCAAGACCAAACTGCTTCTCGACTTTATCGCGAGTGCGGGACTCAGGAGTGTCAATACCCATAACACGAACACGTTCACCTTTGAGCCAAATACCAAACCCAAGATCAATATCTACGTCTACAGTGTCACCGTCTACGACACGAACAATCTTACACCTATAATCATACATCTTTATCATCACCCTTAATTAGTTTTTGTAAGTCAGCAGTGCTGCCAACGTATAATGTGTTGTTTGTAACTCCAGCTTGATCGGATTTTGTTTCTTCTTCGCGCAGTAGTTTGACTTTCTTTTGGATATCAAGGAGGTCTTTATTTGCATCAACTAATGTCTTTGTGAGCTGAGAGACTACCTCAAACGCCCGAGGATGCTCACTAGCCTTTGCAAGTTCAAGAAGGTTATCTAAGGCATAGCTACCTTTCTCTATAACATCATAGAGATTGTCTCTAGCATAAGTATAGTCTTTTGAGACATCGTCAGGCAGGTGTTTTGCTTTTTCTTCGAAGTTAGCTCTTACTAATGATTGCTTTGGCTCATCATCTACTAGCTCTGCTTCAACATCAAAGATCTCATTTAAATTATCTGTAACATTGTTCTTCATAATTAATGCTCATATCTAATCGTCAATACCATCAAAAAAGTCAATCCTATCAAATGCATAACCAAATGTACTGTTTGCATTCACATCAGAGTATGGTATGCTTTCTGAGGAGTCCGTTGTTGGAGTTCCATCACCCTTAACACCAGCTGTCAATTTAATTCTACTCTCTGGGGTTTCAGCAGCTGATGGTTTGAATGTCTCGTTTGGTATACCAATGTCAATAGTTGTTCTCTTGATGATACCCTTATTACTTACTGGACCAAAAATATAACCCTTGACTGTGAAGTTAAAAGTGTATATAATAGCTCTGCGAGTTTGAAAGTCTGCCTCATATGAGTCTTCTATTGACATCCCTTGTAACACTGTAGGTATGTCGTAGTAGTGTCCAGTCTCTTTAACCAGCTTCAAGCTGTGCGTAAACTCTGGTCTAAAGTATGGGAGTATCTGCTCAACTACTTGAACCGCATCCTCATTATTCGCAAACATACCATACAACGAGATATTTATATCATATGGAACAGGCGTGAATTGTGATGCTGATGCATTATTATTTGTAGAGATAGCAGTATTCTTTTGTAACTTATTCAATCCTCTCTGAGGAGAATATGTCATATCTGTTATCTCGAAAGCAAGTCTCGGAAGCTGTGTTGCGACCTGTCTATTTAAGTTTGGGTCTTGGTTCAATCTTGCCAGAAACTTTTCTTTTGGACCATATGCTATCGGGACACGGATAGACTGAACCGCAGCACCACTTGTATTGAATCGCACAACATCAATATCATTGAACATTGAACCGAACATGATGATGTATTTTCGGATAGCTGCATGGTTGTGGTATTTGCCAAACATATTAGAAGCCTTCTCCGAATGGGTTTAACTCGCTAAAGTCAACAAACTCAGCAGCCTTTAAGTCAAACAAATTATTCTTAGCAGCAGAGTCTGATGATTCGATACTGTATGCTTCGTCAAGAATACTTTCTCCGCTCTCCATGACAAGGTTATCGCCTGCTTCATCGAGAATCTGATTCTGCATTCTATCGCCAGAATACAGATCTTCAATTTCGTCAATAGTAGCAATACCAGTATTGAGTCTTTCATGGCTGTATTCAAACAATTCGCAGCGAAGGTCATATGTTTGTAATGAACCCATTTGATAAAAGATAGACTCATGCTCAACAAACTTCACCTCAAACAATTTATTATTGAGAGGGAAGTAAATAAGATCACCTTCAACTGGTCGACCTGCAGCCTTTGTGGTATTAGAATCTTCGATCTCTTGGCTGAACCTTCTGCGCGAAACAGTCAGTGTCATCTCATCACGGATCTCAATATTGAACTTAGACAGGAAGTCACCTTCTCCATCAAAGCCGTCCACTGATTTTATATACATCTCGATCGAGTATGCAGATAATGATTCAGCTTCACTGTCACCGTTTGTCACAGCGTCAAATTTAGACAATGTGTCTTCACCAAAGATACCGTCTTCAGCGATTAATGTTCTTGGCATATAATAACAATCAATTCCATATATCTTAATTGATTCAGTGACCAGATCTTCTAT